TATTGATTAGTACTGAAACTGAGTGATCAGCATTATTTATGATGGTTCCATTTTCTCCGCCTGAGTTATCATTATTTAACGTTTTTGTATCGACTGATTCAGCATAGCCTTTCGGAACTAAGAACGTGAGAGTACCTGTAGCAAGTAAACTTGTAATGTTTTCAGAAAGAGTTTGCGCTCCGTTTGGCAATGCATGCCAAACTTTATTGGGTTCATCACTAAAAATCAAAGGTGCTGGTTCATTCGTATCCAACACCTTTGCTAATTGTTCTCTTATTTCAACCCAGTCGCCTGGGACTCCGCTTTTTATAAAGGATATATTTATCGTTTTTGCGGAAAGACTACTTCTTAAAAAGGTCTGCCCATATCTAGAAACAGAATCTGACAATATATTGTTCCATGAGGAACCAATGTTCCTATCAATAGCTGTAAATCCACTAATTAGAGCAGAGATGTCATAACCATTAAAATTTATTGAAAAAGTCATTAATTATTATTCCCCCAAATCCAATTGTTTTTATTTTCTTCATTTTTAAGTGCAATATTCATATCTTTTGCTAATAGATTTGTAGCCATCTTCCCGTCTATCATTGCATAAGCTAGTATAGGATTTTTCTTAATATCTTCCACAGAATCATTTAATTGAGTTAAAAGTGATACTATAGGGGCGAATGTAGAAAGTGATTCTAAACTGTTATAACCGTTATTTTTATTGACAACTTGACTTGCTTGATTCAACAATTGTGTCGCTCTCGATTTCTTCTGTGGGTCAAGGGGGATAACCATCTCAGGACGATTTCCTTCAGCAATTTCATAGAAACCATGAGCATTTATGATTCCACCATTTTCATAGCCATGCCCATTTCCAAGGAATGACAAACTTGGGCCATAGGTTTTTTTAGCATAATTAAGAGCAGCTAATAAGTTATCGTAACCATTAAAAATATCACCGTGACCAGGGAATTTATTGGCGTTGAAAGTTGAGGAGATTGTTTGCATCAGCCCTTTCGCAAGGTCACCAGTGATGTTGTTAATATCTCCGATGTTCCCTTGAACGGCTTTTTCATTTCCGCTTGATTCAGAAGAAATTTGGCGAAGCACACGGTCAATCATATCTTGGCTAGTACTCAATCCGTTGGCTGCAAGTGCCCGTTTAACTTGTCCAGCCCAACGTTGAACACCAGAACCAGATGGCGAGCCTTGTGAACCTCCTGCATCTGATTCAGCTTTTTTGAAAAATGATTGTAAGAATTTTACAAAATTATCTTGTGCTGTTTGAGCAGAACCTTTTGCCATCCTAGTTACAACTGGCGGAAAGTCATTTTCTAAATCATCTAATCCTAATCCGTTGTAAATAGCTTCTACAACACCTTTAGGCCCTTTTGAAATAACGCTAGTAACATCTTTATATGTTGATTTAACCCATCCAAGCGCATCTGATAAGAATCCAGATACACCGTCCGCATGAGCTGGTAAATTTGCTGTTAATGATAGAAACTCTTTGGACATTGAGTGAGGAAGAATCGAAGTACCAGCTTTCAGATTACGAATTTCAGGACCTTGTTGACCAACCGCAAAAATACCACGGCTTGGATGGTGAGCAAGTTCAAATCCTTCTTCACCAACTAAAGCTGTTTCGTCTTGAGCTAAACCACGAGTACCTGTCGCAAAACCTTTAAGGCTAACATGACCGATATTCCCCCAACCTTTATGTAAGAAGTTAAGAACTCCGTTAATTCCATCAATGAATGAATTGATTAAATTTCTAGAATCCTTAAATCCTTTTGTATATTGTTCGACAGTCTCTCCTTGCTCTTTAGCTGCAGCTTTAACATTTTTATCGGCTTTACTATTAGCTAATTCAACTGTTTTATCATGGGTTTTTTGAGCTTTATCCGTAACCTCTGTTTGTTGCTTTTTAGCTGCTGAAATTGTATCGTCTCTTTGCTTTTGAGCATTTTTAACGATTTCATCATACTGAGCTTTGGACATTGAGCCGTTTTCTGCACGTTCTTTGTCCGCTGCTGCTACTGTCTTCTTGTATTTTTCGTTAGCTGCTTTAACAGCTTCATCTTTTTGCTTTTGAGCCTTATCCTTAACCCCTTTATATTCATCATCAGCCTTTTCAAGCGTATCAATTAATTGTTTTTGATTTAATTTCCCTTTTTTATTTTTTAAATCATCAAGTAAATCAAGCTGTTTATTTTGAGCAATTTTAGTAGCAGTATTGATTTGATTATTCATCTGCTCTTCAGCTTTGGTTTGAGTTTTTGCATAATCTTTTTCAAGCTTATTCATCGCTTCATTATGTTTCTTCTTAGCAGCTTGTTGAGCCTTATTAAAATCACTATTTTCTTTAGCAATTTCTTTATTCATTTCTTGTTGATATTCAGGGGAATTTTTCCCATAAGTTTTTTCTATTTTGAGAAGTTCAGAAGTATTACCGGACTTAATTTTTTTCATTAGGTTAGCATGGTTACTAGCATCCTTTTGAGATTGTGTGTCATAACTTTTTTGAGATTTTGCCACATCCGAATAATATTTATCAGTATTCTTCTTCATCTCATCAAGATTCTTTTTCTGAGCTGCCTTCTGCTTATCGTCTGAATCTTTTTGACCTTTGTTTAATTTGTCAGCCTGAGCCTGAGTAATTACACCATTTTTAACTAGAAGGTCAACTTGCTTTTTAGAATCTTTTTCTTGATTTTGATAAAACTTATCAACATCTTTAGACATTTTCGTATAAGCATCAGCAGTTGCTTTCTTAGCTTTTTCAAGTGATTTTTCATCGATAATATCAACATTTGATGACTTATTAATTTTATCTAAGAAACCTTGGTAGTCCTTGGAGAACTCTTTCATATCTTTTGTTGGTGCTTTAGGGTCGAACTTAACAACTGGTAGTTTTTCACTTTTTAGTGAAGATTCTTTTAATCCGTCATTAATCAAATCCCCAAGTTTTTTACCTAAGTTTTTACCGCCCATTCCTCCAATAGCTGCACCAATTGCTGTACCGATACCAGGAGCAATAAGAGAACCAATAGCTGCTCCTGCCGCTGCTCCACCGAGTGAGCCAGCAACTCCCCCCGTCTTTTGAGCTGTACTATCCTTACTGAGTAATTCAGCTCCTGCATTTATTCCGCCAGACAAGACTGTACTTCCGCCTACAGAACCAATAATTCCTAATAGTCTTGGAATTAAGGAAGTAGCTTTTGATAAACCGCCAGAGGCAACAAGTGCTTCACCTTCAGCAGCTACGCCTCTTTTAGTTACTGTTGAAGCAACTGTTCCAGCTTCAGCAGCGACACCTTTACCTACAGAAGCTTTAATGCCTCCTGTTCCTAAACCTCCTGATAATGCATCAATAGCTTGAATTTCAAGTAAAGATTTTTTCAGTTTTTCAAGCCATACAATAACATCTCCTATTTTCTTAGTAGCCCAAATTCCAGCAAAGATTTTACCAAAGGTTACTACTTCATCCTTATGAGTTCCGATAAATTTGACAGTATCAACAATACCTTGGAAAATCTTAGCAATCCAACCAGCTATTTCTTCAAGTCCTTGCTTGCCCTCTTTAGAATTAAATGCCTTAGCCATTGAAGTGGCTGCGTCAGATAAAACTGGCAAGAACCTTTGACCAATCATAATTAAAACAGCCTCACCAGCTGCCTTGAATTGTTTTAATTCATTTTGAGTAGATTGCATATTCTTATTTGCAAGATTAACAACATACCCTTGACCATCAGCTGACTTTTTAACCTTGTCATCGAGTTCACCTAATTGCTTAACATTTTCAGAAAGAATTGCACCCGCTTGTTGACCAGTAGTTCCAAATAAAGCATTGAAGATTTGTCCTTTTTGGAATGAACTTAGTTTTTCTGTATGTTGGTTTAACAATCCGAAAATTTCCGTCATTGACTTCATATTTCCGTTTTGGTCTACAAAATCTTTTGTGCTCAAACCAATTCCAGCTAGTGCATCAGCAGCATCTTTACTTGGAGATTGTAGCGAAACAATCACTTTTCTAAGTCCAGTACCTGCTTTATCAGCTTCAAGACCATTATTAGAAAGAATACCAATTGCAGAGGCTGTTTCTGACAAGCTTAATTTGCTTTGATGAGCCGATGCCCCTACATATTCCATTGCTACACCCATGCTTTGGAAATCAGTTGATGTCATATCTGCTGCATAGGCCATCTGGTTAACAACTTCTTTTGTGTTTTTTGTCATTCCAGTAACATCATCAACTCGTTTACCAAAACTTTCAAGCGCTGCTGTTGAGTTATGTACAACATCAGTAAAATCATCACCAGAAGCTACCGAAGCTTGCAACATTGTAGGTAATGCGGACAACGCTTGGGAACTTGTATAGCCACGTTTAATAAGTTCTTGATATCCATCTGCTATTTCTTTTTGAGTTTTACCATACTTAACGGAAAGTTCAGAACCCTGCTTTTGCATTTTGTTAACATTTTCTTGAGCTTCTGTAGCTTGTTCGCCACCAGTTACTAATAAGTTAAAAGTTGTTTTATATTGGTTTTGAAGTTCAGAGGCCATTTGTGCGCCCTTAACTGCAGCTGCTCCAATTGCAGCAATCCCAAAAGCGCTTTGATAAGCTGCGCTTTTTACTTTCTGATATCCTGCTGCCATTACATCGGTAGCTTTCTCAGTTGTTTGATAAACAGTATTTAAACCTTTACCAATGAGAGACTCAGAATTAAACGGTTGCATCTTTGTAACTGCCAAGTTAGCTTCTAAAAGTTTATTTCTGTAGTTCAATAATGACGAAGCAGCTTCATTTACTCTTGTTTTTTGTTTGACAAGAGTTTCTGAACTTGTACCCTCGGCAGCTTCTAAACGTTTAAGCTCAGTTACTTGGGCTCTGTAAATCTCAGTTTGCTTTGCGTATGAAGTAGATAGACCAGAAACTTCGGCTTTAGCAGCTCCCATTTTATTACGAGTCTTCTCATATAAATCAATTTGAGACTGCATGAGTTTATCATTAGCACTTAGAGATTTATTTAAATCGTCAATACCAGTTTGTTGATATTCATAAGCTGATTTCGCACGATTTAATTGCCCTGTCATTGAGGCAAGAGAACGTTCTGCTGTGGTTAACTGAGCATTATATTTTTGATAAGCCTTCTCACCAGCATCAGTATCTCTATTGATTGTCTTCATACCTTCTGAAAGGTTAGCAATATAAGCTTTTTGCTTTTCCATTGCTTCACTAAGACCTTCATAGCGATATTTTGATGCAGAAACAGCATCTCCAGCAGATTTAGCCTGTGCTTCATTAATCTGCCATTCACGAGTACTATCTTTAACTGCTGATTTTAAGCGGTTGATAGCCTCAACAGCTTTTGTCTCATTCAAGTCAATCCCTGTGGTGACTGAATCAACCATTATATCTGCCATTTTTACTCCTTTCTAATTTTTGAGTATAAAAAAACACCTAAATATTAGGTATTGACATGAATATTATTGTCCAAACATCTTCTTCAAATCATCAAATGAAGCCATCTTATTATCTTCATTAGCTTTAAATACATCAATTAAGTCATAATAATCATGATTATCTACTTGCTCTAATGTCCAGTGCCAATTTTCGATAATATTTTTTTCAAATAGTTGTAAATCTATTAATTGATTGTTGTGGTAGACTTTTCGTTCTTCAATGCTTGAACTTTTTTTTCGGCAGAGTCAACCTCCTCGGTAAACATAGTATCGATTTGATCATCATCGTACCCTTGAAGTGAAAGAACAAGTTTAGATTGCAAATTCATAAATTGGCCACGGTCAAATTCTTCTAATTTATCTACTTCTTTTTTATTTAAACCTAGAATTTCAGTAATAAATTTTTCAGCATTATTAATTACTGACATATCATCAAGAGCGATTGCTTTGGTTAATTCTTCTAGTGTTCCATCCTGAACTGAAGCAAGTTTTTCTTGGCTTTTTGCTAGTTCCAATTGGTAGGCATGCATTTTTTTAATGTTCTTAATTGAAGTTTTAACTTCAAATGATTCTTCTCTAATTTCTGGTAATGATAATTTCATTGTATATCTCCTCTATTTTACTTTTTGTAAAGGAATAGTCAGGTATCGAACCTAATATAATAGACCGTCTATCTATCCCATATAAAAAGCGGATTACTCCGCCATTTAATCATTAATGTCTAGTTTTAGTCGTTGTATAATTTATTAAACTCCAACTCCAGCATAACCATTAAATACATCTTTCATCATCACGTCTTCAGTAAATTTTGAATCTCCACCATCAAAGAATTTGACAGCTTCTCCGCCCCAACGACTTACAGAGAATGCAGTAAATGTCAATGCGTCATCAGCACGAACAACTGTATTAGTATTTGTTTGCAAGTTCATTGCTGTTTCGTTCATTTTACCAGCAGCAAAACCAACATATTGTGGCTTCGCAGTACCGATTGTAGTTGTTTGAATCAAGGCTGCTACTTTTGGAACGTTTCCTTGTGTATAACCACCTTTAGTATCGTTTACACGACCAAGCAATTTGTTTTTAATATCTACTGGTAGACCATTAAATGCAAAGGCTACTGAAGGAGTACCTTTTGCAATATCTGCATCTACTTGACCATCATTACCATAAATCATTGTTGGAGCGCTTGATAAATTAGTGATGTTTGCAGTTTTTGTACCTAACATTTCATCAGTAATTGGGAAGACTCCATTGGTAGATAAACCAGTTTCTCCTTTAATGATCGCTCCTTTATCATCCAATAGAGCAAGTGTAACCATTTTTAAACCTTTTGTTGCCATTTTAAATTCCTTTCTTAAATAAAAAATGAGTTAGCTATTTGCTATCTCACTTAACGTCATGATGCGTTGCACCGTTAAATTTTTAATAATTTGCCCTGTATCAGGGTCTATATAGTGACTTTTTGATTGCGCAATAAGCCAATCATTATTTATAAATGATTTCATCAGATTAATTTCGCTTTGAACAATATTTATATCCGAATCTTCAGCGTTCGAGTAAAAGATTTGAATATAAACACCATACATGAGTGAAATAAAATCTGAGTTACCATAATCACTTGGTCCATTATCTGATTCTGTAAGTAAAACTTGCGTTTCATTACTAGAATCTAATTTTTCACTAGGAATAGAATCAAGAAAGATTTCATCATGCGGAAAGTCACTAGCTGCAATTATGTCTTGAACAATTTCAACTGGTCTTTTCATAAGTTACTCTCCTTCTTTTTTCTATTAATTATTTTTCTCATTGCTTCAGCTTCAGCTTTTAATATTCCTTGCTGAACAATAGGATTTTTTCTTGTTTCTTCAATAAAATGATCTGCATGAACCGCAACTTCACCGGGCTTTTTGTACTTTCTTCCAGAACGTGTTGTGAACTGAGGAAAGCGACTACCATTATTAATGATATTGGCAATATATCCTTTTGTATGAGTACCTTTTTCCGTACTTCTTTCCCATCCTACAACACTTTGACCATCTTTAACACCGTCAATATTCTTATTTTTCATAACAATACTATCTGCCAAATGTGGGTCTTCCCCAGTATCACGATGACGGTAGTGCCTATTTCTAACTTCATAAGCCAATGCTTGCTCAAAAACTTTAGCGCCTGCCTTTGTAACTTCCGCCTTATCTTCTACAGACATTTTTGTACTTAATTCTTCAGCTCTATCGACAATAAGCTGCATCGCATCATAAAATGAAACCATATTAAGCTCCTTTCTTCTTCGCTTGAAGAGTCAAAATATCAAATTTAATAAGCTTTGCAGATTCATCTGAAGAAATATTAATAATATTGTAAAGAACATCATCTATTTGAACAAACATTTTCTTTGTAACTAGCTTATTATGTCTAATTGCAATGTCGAATGTATCAGCCGTAGTTGTACCAATTATCTGAAACTGAAGCGCAAGTGATCTCATTTTAGCCGCAAATCGAACATTTAAAACCGTTGCTGGGTCAATTTTTTCAATCTTACCTCCAGTTGGAGTAGTTACTGTTTTAGTAACTCCAATCTTACATTTTCTGTTAAAATCATTCGGTTTGTAAGTTTTGACCATCTTGCGCCTCCTTCCACGAAGAATAAAGGCCTCTCAACTGACCAACCATGTGATCTACAGCCGTAGTAGGCGGCATAGTCGTAGAACGATTAATCCACAAATCCATAGAATAGCTAAGAACAGCTACATCATAAATCGGAGAAACGTTTTCTACACTGAAAAATGGAGCATCAACTGTATCAGAACTCACTGCATTTTTCACATATGCTGTTGCTGTATCAAAATAAATTTGAAGTTGTGGTTTGCGATCATCATCTTCTGATAACTGATCTAGTAAGTCATCAACAGTTACACTCATTTAAATACCTCCTGATTATACGGCAGTAGACGTTGTAGTTTTGAAGTTACCTACTTGGTCTGCAATTGCAGAAAATGAACCAGCAACTAAAGCTTCTGAGTCAGTAGCTTTAACATCGAAGCGATCGATTACACGAATTTTAGTAGTATCAGTTTCAAATGCACCAGCACCAATATTTGTTGGAAGTAATGACATGTTTTCACGGTCAAACAATGTAATAGCTTGCGACATATCTCCATAGTAAAGTGGATAAACTGTTGATCCAGTATTTGGAAGCCAGCGATCTGCAACAACAATAACTTGTTTACCTTTAATTAGATATGAATTAGGTTTTGTTGGGTCTGGTTCGAGCAAATATTTACCTTCAGCAGTTTTAACCAAAGCAAGTTTATTCAACCCTGACTGGTTAGTCAAAAGACTTGAAGTGGCGATAATCGCAGGATCAACCGCTGTATTAATCATAGTAATAACATCGTCAAATTTAGCGATTGTTGGTTTTTTAGGTGCTGCTTTCATTACTTCGATAATCGCTTGGTTACGAGTCACAACCACTTTCTTAGCAATCCAGCTTGATAACCATGCAAGAATATTTTCTGCTGTATCTTTAAGCAATGTATTCGTTGCAGTGATGATTCCCGCATAACGTTTAATCAAGTATTTGATAATTGTCAACTGAGGATTGTCAAGGTCTGGAATTTTTCCATCTTCTGCATCCATTACAGTCAACGGAGTTACATCAGTCCATTTTTCATATACACGACTACCGTTTGAAGTAGAAACACTCTCAACACGTACATATTGTTGTAGCGAGTCATATTGGCGAACCAATGTGTTAATCATAGTACGGATATCTTGCGGAATAGTAAGTCCAGCAGCACTATCACTTCCGCTAGTTTCAGTTTTAGATGAAACGGTATTCATAAACGCCATAGGGTTACGAACCATATTCACGAAGTCTTTAACAAATTTGTCTTTGAGTTCATTTTCGCTTTTGTTCAATGGACCTTTTTCTTCTTCACGCATATTAACTACTTGCTCAGCTTGAGCTTCAACAAGTTGTTCTCTCAATGCGTCACGGCGAACTTTTTCATTATCACGTTTATTTTTTAATTCTGACATAGCCTCTGCTGAAAAATTATCATCATTAAGAGCCATGTTGATTTGGTCATTAAAGTCTGTGACTTTATCTCCTGAAGCAATCCATGCTTCGTTCAATTGATTTACTGTTAATTTAACTCCCATTTGAGTCTCCTTTATTTTTCTAATAAAATAGCCAACTTACGAGAACGTAAATCAGCTTGTTTGTTTTCTATAATTGGTTCTTCTTTCGGAGGGTTATTCCGATTTTTGAAATTCATGAAATTCATAAATTCATTAAGTTTATCAGCAGTTGGAATATTGCCGATTGAGTTAGAAAATACTGGTTTATTAGCATCTACAAACATAATATTATCTGCAAATCCTTTATCAACTGCATCTTGAGCTGTCATCCATGTTTCGTTAGACATCAACTGCAATAAATCAGATTGTTTCATACCAGTTTTTAATTCATAAGCCGCAGCAATAGATTGGTCAACACCATTTAAAACTTTAGCTTCTTGCTCAAAGTCGTCAGCATTTCCTTGGCTACCACTCATAGCCTTATGAATCATCAATTGGGCTGTAGGGGAGATATTTACCGTATCTCCAGCCATTGCAATTACTGAAGCTGCAGATGCTGCCAACCCTTGAATGTTTACAGTTACAGGTTTACCATTCATCTTAATAGCAGTATAAATCTCAGAAGCTGCAAATACATCTCCGCCATTAGAAGCGATATTTAAAACAATTTCTTCATCATCAGCATTTACTAAGGCATCATTAACTTTAGATGGACTTGTATAATCGATTCCAAACCAGTCATACATCATTCCGTAACTATTATCAACTACATCTCCTTTAATGTCGATTACTGTCATCATTTACCTCCTTTCTAAGAATAATCACCATGACCACCTCCTTTCCTATGGTACTGGCTCATTACTTTGGCCAGTTGTCTTTTTATTTGTATTTTCAGGGGCTGGTAGATCTTTAGGAATATATCCTGCTTCTTGCAAGACAAATGTAGCTTGATTTTCAGCCAATGCACCCCATCTTGTAGCAGTACTAATAGTAGATAAGTAATTATCACCAAGAGGGTCGATAGCCGGTCTCATGTTAACGCTTATGTGGTCACTTAACTTATACTCCAATTCGCTTATAGCAGGTCTTAAATAGCGATTTAATGCACTTGCGTACATTCCACTTATTTGTTGAATTGAGGATTGTTGGTCACCTTGTCCACCAATATAGCTGTCAGGAAGCCCATATACCTTAGCATATTGCTTAGAAGTCCAATCTGTTTGTGATAATAATTGAGCTACATTTGATTTAATTTCTAGTGCAGTAAATTCTTCAAGGTCATCTAATACTACAGGGCCGCCACTTCTTGAACGTTTCATAAACGAACGAGAACGAGATGCTTTATCTTTATCACTAAGAAGTCCACCACCTTTAACAGTAAGTACACCAGGAACATTTAATGAACTATTCAATGAACTAATTGTTAATCTATCAGAGGCTCTTTGGATTTTTGATTCACGTCTCAAAGAGTAAAGTGGACTAATTCCAGTTTTACCACCATCAATTGATAGTAGTTTCATATGAATCAAATCGCTCTGTGGAGCTTGTAAAATAGGCTCTATCTTAGGGTCATCAAAAGTGATATTATAATACATTCCGTTTTCATACTCGAAATAATAAGTATTTACTTGAGATGGCCTTAAATATTCCCATTTCATATCAGCGCCATTAGCATTTCTCCAACGATAAGCGAATGCTTCGCCTCCTAAAAGCAACTGTGCAAACATTGATTGCCAAAATCCATGTTTATTAGAATTAGTACTTGGATTATCAATGATTCCTTGATTCTTTTTCTTTTCAGCATTGATTTTAACTATTGCTAAATCACTAGATAATTGCAAGATAATAGAAAATAAGTCTGAATTTCTTAATGCTGCACGTGCTGAAACCCATTCATTATTATCACCAAGCAAACTTTCCATTATTTGAGTATCATTTCCATCTGGAAAATAGCTTTGAACACTACCAGCTTCTGGCGGATCATTTGTTTGGTTGATAAAGTTTAATATTGGCAAAATCAATCACCTCCCTTCTTTTCTATAAACTCGGAAATTAATCCTGCTAAAATAAAAACAACTGATAAAGTAATTCCTCCAGCTGTTATATTCCACATAAACATTGTTACTGTTATGGTTACTGCAAAAGCAATAAACATAAGTACATCAAATATTTTCCAAATTAAAGAAAATAAGTTTTTAAAAATCTTCATCGAATCCCCAATCATCATCTATTTCATCATCAAGGTCTAATAAGCCAGATTCTTGGCTAGTGACCCATTCTTTTACTTGTTCTGGTGTCATATGCTCAACTTGCCAACTCTTGTCATTTGCCATACCATAATCCTCAAAGTGATACATCCCTTGAAATAAAGCATCAATAATCGCATCAACAACATCAATTTTTAAAGTTGCTTTTCGTTTATCTACCTGTATTCCTATTGAATCTTCTCGTAAAACCGCATTTAACAGCGATTTTTCCATGATTTTATCATCTAGCCTACTAATAGAGCCCTCCACAAATAGTTTTTGTAAAAATTTTGTAGGGTCTTTCAACTCACCCGTTCTTTGACGGATAGGTTGTAAATTATAGCCCGTATTATTCATGAGCATTTGAATTACTTTAGTGATACCCATTGCATCATAACCAAAAAAGATAACATCCAATGCGTTATCTTCAATATAATTAACAATCCATTCATAAACCTCATCATCATTGATTAGCCCTTGTTGGTGGCTTGTGACTGTACAAAAACCATATTTTTCTAGTTCTCTATAATTAATACCATCTTGTTTTTCTTTAGCATCAATTGAACCTGCTCTTTGGAATGGAACAAACGAATGCTGTTCAACATGCCACTTAGGCTTTCCTTCATCATCTAAATAAGGAAAAACGAAAGCAATCGCTGTATTATCTGACATCATTGAATAGTCAATACCTATATAACAGCGTTGCCCATGAATGCTAAATTCAGGAATAATAGCTTTTTCAACATCAGCAAGATTTAAGTAACTATCAACATCTTGCTGAAGCCACATATTAAGGTTTTTAGTTTGAAAATCATGTAGTGTCCCTTGTAACAAGTCACTGTTTCGTTTGTCAATCAATCCTTTTAATAAAATATCTTTTTTATCTTCCAATTCAAGAAGAGGGTTTGATTTTACCCAAGTTTCTGGCTCGAATGTTTCTGATAAATCATCTTGCGCCCATACCAAACACAAAGAAGTATCTGCTTCTCTATCCCAATCTTTTTCCATAGCTTCTTGAAGTGTTTTTTGGTCCTTCCTAAAAGGAACGCTAGGGTCTGGATAGGAAGTTGAAATTTGTACAAACTGATGATTTTCAACCATAACTTGCCCAGAAACAATTTTAGAAATTTTTTCTCTATTAGTTACCTCTCCGATTTCATCAAAAATAGCAGTTGTAAAGTGAAAACTATCATATTGACCAGCTTCATGAGAAATAGCACGAATTTTATTATTCATTTTCTTCATGACAACTTCATCATTCAGAATAGAACGATCAGTCAAACCTGTTTCAGCAGCAATTGTTTTAAATGGTTCAATTTTTATAACTGTCTTAAGCATCGTCTTAACATATCCAAACAATTTGCTTGTCTGTTTAAAGTTTATCGAGGAAACTAAAAAGTCCTGATTTGATAAACCAAGACTTTCAAATAAAAATGAATAAACCATCAAAATTGCTAGAATATAAGTTTTACCTTGCCCACGAGATACTGATATTATAGCGACGGTAAACCTTTTTCCACCTTCGCTATTCCTCCAGCCTATCAGCATACACATAATGAATTTTTGCCAAGGCATTAGCTCAGTTGGTTCGCCTGTATCAACATTCGGGACAACTGAAGCAACTTTTAGTAAATTTTTTATTTCCTTTTTAGAGTATCTATAAGGAAAATCTTCACGTCCAATTCTTTGAAGGTCTCTTAAATGCCTAAATGCTGCTAATTTTATTAGATAACCAGATTTTGTTATACCGTCTAATACTGCGAATGCATATCTTGTGCCAGGGTCTCTATATTTAGCACGTATTTCTGAAAAATCAATACTACGATAAGCTCCTAAGACGTCGTGGTCCTGCGTTAAATCAACTTTAAATTCAATTATAAGATTATTCATTGTTTTTGTAGGAGCTAACTCAGTAATCATCATCACCTCCATCAAAGAACGCCTTCATCTTATCTTTAGTGCTTTTTTCATTCGTATCTTTCATGTTAAGATCTATCAATTCAGAACGTGATTTTGGTGATAAACCTAACTCAGAACCAATCTTTGTAAGATTTTTTATTGCATCCGAGTAAATTTGAGTCATTGGATTACGTTTAAAACCTTGAAATTGTCTGTCAATAATTTCACCAGTCATATCTTGAACTGGTTTATAAATTTCTTGAACCTCACCATGTTTTTTAAGATGTTCGTATGAATTTCTATAAATTTCATACTGAGTACAGTACATTTCAACTAAAAATGAATCAATCTTATCAACTGGCTTTTGTTCCTCAAGAAAGGGAACAGTTTTACGCCAACAAGCACTTGCGAGAGGAGAAAGGTGCTTAGGTGCACGATAGGACAACTTCCCGTCATTACTGTCTTTGAACTTCTTAGCTGTCATTTTTCTCCTTTCTTTTAGTGTTTTGACCCCCCTATATAAAAATTTTGAAAAATGGGTTTTCACGCAAGACGATACCTATGT